AAAGAAAGTTGCTCGTAATCCACGAGAAGTTCCTGGTCGTGGTGGTTTGATCATCATAGCCTTATGAGGAATACCAAGACTTTCTGTAAGTGTTGTCTGAATCTTAGTTAAATTCGCCGGAGTTGTAATCCATATAACATAATCAGCATCAGTTTTCAATGCTTCTTTGTATTCTTGAATAAGAACTAAAGAATCTTCTGCATTTTTACTTTCAATAGTTTCAATCAACTTTTTACTAAAATCATTAATATTCATCATCTTCATCCTCGGCTACTGTGCCAAAATGGCTTTTTACTGCCGCTTTTAATTCTTTATCTAATTCAACTTCTTCTTCCAAACCATCGACCAGACCAAAGTCATCAAACACACTTACAATAATGTCTGCTACTTCAAGTCTTTCTTTTGCTGTAACATGAGGTCGAAGTCGAGACCACAACTCAATAATCAAGTCAATATTATTACTATCCGAAATCATTTTAAGCTCCTTCTATCTTTTCCTGGGGTTCACCTTCTTCATCTACCTCTATGTCTGCAATTTTATCTTTTTTACCAAATTCAGACATAACAAGATCCATGATCCCATTTACATTTTTATTCCATTCTTTTCTGTAGTATTTGTGACTATTGCCACTAAGATCAACATAGGTATATCTGTTCCCCTCTTTAACTACAAAATTCTTCTTTTCTATTAAATCAAAAAATCCACTATACGGAGACATACCAGTATCATATGGAATCTGAAGTTCAATATCTTCAAATGGTTTATTGAATCGTGTTTTCATTACCTTACATCCAGCTCTTATGCCACGAACTTCTTTTACCTTTACACCATCTTCATCTTCTTTTAGCTTCAATAACTTCATTGCAACTACAATACTTGAAGCATAAACCGGCCCTGCACCACCGCTAATTTTATCATCTGGCGAGTAGGGGTCTTGGGAACTATATGAATGATTAGTGCAAACTAAACCCATGTTCAAATCACCAAACATATTTAAGCAATTTCTTACCAATGCCATCAATTCTTTTGGTTTGGATCCAAAATCTCCCTTCAATACATTATCAGCAAATTGTTGTGCTCCAATTTCAGAAGACAACATACCTATAGAATCTATCACAAATAATATTTTCTGTCTATCTTCGAGTGGTTGTTCTTTGTATTCTTTAACAAACTCATTGATAATTTGTGCTGCTTCACTAATTTTTGATACATTTACTTTCAATAATTTTTCTTCACTTGTATCCACACCTAATGGTCTTAGCCAAGCTTCATCTAACGCATTTTCTGTATCCATAAGAATACAAAAGATACCCTGTTCCTGAGCATTTTTTATAATATTACCAGAAACAATATAACTTTTTCCTGCACCAGACATTCCAGAAAACATAGATACTTTTCCTAATGGAATTCCTTTATAAAAATCTCCACTAATGAGATAATTTAATGCGTAATTACCTGTGCTAATCCAGGTATCTGGATCATGAAATCCTGCACTAATTCCTGCGATGCTTTTTGTAATTGATTTTCTAAAACGACTTATATCAAATGGTCTTGTCATTTTTATATTCCTCAATTAAGTCTTTCATTTGTTTATTGACTTCTGGAATTTTCATTATTGCTTCATCTGTATGCTCATCAATGAGGTCGATGATTTGACTTGCAAGAGCCTCAATCTTATTTGCAAAGATATCTTCATCTTCTTGTGTTTTTATTTTCGTCATATTTTATTCTCCTTTATATTTTTCAGAATGACAGATAGCGAATAAGCGGCTTGGACCGCTTATTCTTGCCTATCTAATTAAGACTTGTTCCTATTTCGGAGCATTTGAAGGATTTCCTGAGGGCTTTTACCAGTGGTACTGGTCTCAGCACTTTCCTTGGCTTTAGGAGATTCCGTTTCGAAAGGAGCATCATCGTCTTCCACATCTGGAGTAGGTGTAGGAGTAGGTTTTGATACTGGACGAGATGGTCTCGATGACTTCTTACTTTCACCACCATCAGCTTCTGCAGAATCAAACCCAAATGGTTTGTAATATTTGGCCCATTTTTCAGAATCGTATAACTCTCCCGAAAGTGATGCTTCAAACATTTCAAAAATAACTGCCAAAACTTCTGGAGTCGGTTTCTTAGGTAAGAAATCATTAAGCTTAAATAACTTATGCTTATCAATTGCTTCTGTTTGTTCATCGGTAAGAGAAGATTCTCTTCGAGACCATTTTGAAGTAGTATAATCAGAATGACCACCTTTACTTGTTTTGGCAATGATAAAATCAAGCCCAAGAACATAATCTGTTGGAACATTGGTTAGTTCAGGATCGAGTAATGCAGCCTTAATAAGTGGGAAAATCTGTGGACCAATAATAAATTTCCTAATTGGATTTTCAGGAGTCACATCATCATTGATTGGGTTTTGTTTTACAAAGCCTTGGAAAAGATACGAACGCTTTTTCCAATATTTACGAGCAGTATCTTCCAATGAAGGATCTTTCCACATAGGTCTGATTTCATTAAGAATTGGGCAAGAATCACCATACATTTCCATACAAGGAACCTGCACTTCAACTTCCTTGTTTTCATCTTGACCTTTGATACCTGGGAATTTTAATTTAATTATTTGTTTTTCAACCCAGAAAAAAGTATTATCTGAGTCACCGTCTGGAAGAAATCTTATTGTTGCACTTGTTCCTTCAGGCATATTCCAATGAGGATATGTTGTTTTGTCTGTGTTAGTGTAGTTACCGGATTGTTTATTATCTAACGATTGTAGTTTCTTACGAATTTCATCTAAAGTTGACATTTTATTTTACCTTATAGGTTACATTGAACGCTTTCCAATAATGTAGAAATACTAAGGGTCACGTTAAGCCCTTTTCATTCTTTTTGTATGTGTTAGTTTAAGCGTATAAAACCAATTATACGCGAAACTCATTTTTAAGTCAAGAATTTCAGTAACGAAGTTCTTTACATAAAATTATAATCATATTTATCAAAGAAAGTAGACAATGATTCGGATTCTTTGATTTCTTCAATGGCTCTGACTCCATATCTATATGCACCATATTCATTATCTAATTTATCAGCCCTACTTCGAGCTTTCTTTCGATCAGAGTATGGACCACCGACAATCTTACCAGTTTGTCTATCATAGACTTCATATTTTTTCGAAGATGAGTCTGAATCTTCTTTGACACCAGTGACTACCGAATTTTCAAGGACTCGATTGATAATTGCTCTTTCAAAATCGTTTACTTCACTCTCCTTACAAAGTTTATTTCCAATTTTATTGATAAATCCTGCCAATTCATCATTTTCAGTAATTCTTAATGCTAATTCATTTAACTTAAATCCAAATTGTGCATTCTTACTTGCAAATTCAAACATCGGAATTGTATTTATAGCATCACGACGAAGACGCACAACATTATTGGCAGCTTCTTCAATACGTTTTAAATAAGTATCTTTTTCTTGAATCAATTGCTTCACAATTGGCAATACTTCTTCAAATTTTTCATCAAAACGTCTGATTGTAAATAAATCCTTTAATTGACTCGTATCATCTTCAGATAATGGTTCTCTTTCAAAACTTGAGATCCTTGCGCTAACGGTTTCGTATGTTTTCGAACCTGTTAGCTTTTTTAATTCAGTTTTGATGGTTTCAATATTTTCTTTAATGGTTTCAACAATACCTGAACTATCTTCATTGATAAGCTTATTCGTTGTGACATATCGATTGAAATTTTGTAACTTTACTAACCATTCTGTATTTTCTGTAATATAACCACCTACCTTATCATACATATTTCCACCGTGGGCCATATGTTGTGCCATTGCTCTTGCACCAGCTAAGTGATTGATAGGAAAACGAAATCTTTCCCCATTGCTTTCTAAGAATATTGCACTAATTCCTCTACTTCGCGAGCCACGAACTTCTTCATTGACTGGTTTCTTATGTCGTATGATAAGTTTAATATTTTCTAAAGTTTGTTGTGATGTTCGGCTCGAGCCAGTCATCCTACTTAAACTTGATTCTGCAATAGGATTTGTTTTTTTCATTGAATCAGTCCTTTTTTCAGTCACAACCTCTTCCATCTTAAGTGTATAAACAGGATCACCGTATTCAGCACCTTTTACAGCAATTTTACCATCTTTAACAAGTTTATTTAATACTCTTTGAACGTCATTCAATTCAGCACCTACTTCATCCGATAATGTGTAAGCTGATGCTTTTCCAAAAGTTTTGAGTTTATTAAAAACTTGTCCAAGTAAATGACTATTTACAGGTGTAACCATATTTTCTTTCATCATTTTAGCCTTATATGAAAAGTCTCGTGGCTGAATACTTTTGCCGAATACCTTAATGGTAGTATTTACTAAAAAACTATCTGTAATTTTCTTAAGTCGATCTTGTAAATCAGATGATTTTTCAAAATCAACACTTGCACCTTTACTAAATTCTACTTCATTACTATCTTCATCGATGGTAATCATAAAATTAGGTTCAGCAACGAAGAATCTACGACCTTGAGTTGGATCGGTCGTTTCATTTCCATCTTCGTCGAAAATTTTTATCTTAAAGCCGTTTCCTTTAAGTAATGAAAATATTCTTTCTGCTAATTTTTCAATTTGAACCATAAGTTATTGGTTATCCATTATTTTTATTATTTATCTATCAATCAGATTATGAGAGGCATAGGATTATCGTAAGGTGAATCTT